TATAACTATTTTAGAAAATCATCGTTTTTCAATCTTGATTGATAAGTGTCTTTTATCAAACGTGTAGCTTCAGTAATTACACCGTTTTTAAGATGGTTGTCTTCAACATACTGCTCATAGGCATCACATTTCGAAACAATAAAACGAAATTGCTCTTTTGAATGCACGATTCCACGGCTGCATTCATTTGCAAAAACCAAAATAGTATTTCGAATATCATCCACTCTGTGTGCAGTATCTGTTGCAATATGGTCATCTAGTTTTTTATCTAGTGCATCTATCTTTTGATTGACATTGTGATTGATGCAATCACCCGCCCATTTCAAAATTTTATCCCAAGGGTTTATCTTAATCGGTACAATCTGAATAAAGACTGAACCTGCAAATACGAATGTGATAAAAGCACTTACTAAATCTTTTATTTCAATCAATGCGAATAGATCTTTCATAGGAACGATATCATCACCTATCTAACACGGATTGTTGTACCTGGATAGATTAAATCCGGAGTATCAATTCCGTTAATCTCTGCTAACCACTGCCAAGAGACACCATGTGCAGCCCCAATTCCTGATAGCGTATCGCCATCCTGAATGGTGTAGTACGCTTCATCACCTGTATTAGCAACTGGCTCACCATTGATTACAATTTCTTGTCCAGCGTAGATTTTATTAGGATCAGCAATTCCATTGATTTCTGCTAAGCGTTGATAAGTAGTTCCAAACTTAGCAGCAATTCCTGATAGAGTATCACCATATTGAGCAACATAGACGTTAGATGATGTTGCTGCTGGTGATTGTGCAGGTGACGGAACATATTCTGTTGGTCTATCTGCTGATGCGCCAATGCGATAGATTGATGGGTCTACAAAGATAACATTCTCGTCTAGTGTTCCATAATTAGACGTATATTGCTGGATAGTACCGTAAGCTGATGTATCTACTGTATGGCTTCCATCGTTATTTCCCCAAGCCGCTACCCACTTGTCATAATCGTCACATTCTGGAGCTAAATAACCTAACCAAGAAAGTGATGTATAGATGCCTGTATAGTATCCTGCAGCTGCAACAACATCGCAGAATGCACGTGACATAGGTGCAATATTATCGTGTGTAATATATACACCGTTATTTACTTTGTAATGGTCGGCATCTTCCATGTCTAGCCAAGCCCCTAAACCAATATCTACTCCATTGATAATAGATACAAATCTTTGAGCTTCTTCAATAGCTTGTGAAACATTAAGCGCATATGAGTAGAAATATACACCGATTGTGATTCCTAAACGTTGGCACTCTGAAACATGTCGTCTGAATGAATAGTCTTCACGACTTGCTACGCCAGCGCGTAAGATGGCATATTTACCTGCATACGGTGTAAAGTCAAAATCCGGTTGATGTTCACTAACATCCGGCACATTATAAATTCTCATTTAATTTCCTCCTAGTTTAGTTCTGTTTTGGTGCGTTTAAGCGTGTAAATAAGTCGTTAACAAAGTTAGCCCCGCGAGCTGTAATAATGCCAGTCAAAACAGAGCCTAAGAAAGGAACTGATAATGGCATTCCAACTAACGGAAATAAGTCAGCGCCTGTTGCCAAGCAGATAAGAATAGATACACCTAATGAGCCTACTACACTTGTATCTACTTTATTTGCAGAATAAACACGCTTAACATTTTCCCAAATTGCTTCGACTAAAACTGCGATAATAACTAATTGTGATAATGCATTCATTTTTCTTTTTCCTCTTTCTCTCTATCTAAAAAGGCGGCCTAAGTGGTCGCCTTAATAGCAATATTTACTTTTCTTTGTAATAGTCCCAGGTAGAGCCAAAGCCTGGCTCATTACCTTTATTATTGTTGATATTGGATATAAACACAATTCCTCTAGCGATTGCTAAATCACCTTTGTTGTAGGTTTTCTTTTCATCCCACGGTTTTGCTTCTCGTTCCTTCGTTAGATTGTCATATAGCAAAGGTGTCTTGTCAGGAGTTTGACCATCTTTTGATGTGTGGTCAGAGACAACCGAATAAGGCACTCCATTGAATGCGATACGTTGATTCTTCTTATAGTTTATATTCGGATTCCAGTCATCTAGGAATGCGATGTATTTTTTGACAGTTTCAATCCCTGCAGTTTGTAGAACATCGTTCACTAAAGGTCTAACTTCTTTGAAGTTTTTTGCTTCGATATCTTTTTCTGGAACATCAGTCATGATAAATGAAATCATATATCCGTCTTTAGTCTTTGAAAACGTCATAGGCTCTGTGTACATTTTATGTGTGATATTTTCATTGTCAAAACTAATCTCATGTATAACACCAATTTCAAAACTATCAATTAGTGGCTTTAGGTTTTCAAATACTTTACGTTGAAATGTTACAACGCTTTTATTACCACTTGGAATTTCAGTGAATTTTAAACCATCTATTAACATTATCTTCCTTTCTATGCAGACTTAACAAATAGTCCACTTACAACAACTTTGCTTTTTGGTGTTATATCATTTGGTGTAGACCAGTTATATACATGTGTCATAATTGCATTCGCAGTTACACTCTTTATTGTTGTTATACACCATGTAATAGTATGTGCATCATAGAAACATAGCAATTTATATCCTGTAGGAATTGTGTAAGGGACATTTATATATGCAGCCTGTTGTCCCTTTATTGCTTGAACGTCAGCCGTAAATTCTTTCACAATAAATGTATCATCACCACCAATTGACAAACCACCTTTAGCATATGTTCTGCCTAGTGTTGAAGTGTCGCCCTCATTGTAAATTCCACAGGGATTATTTCCATTTCTGCGAACCCATATCATGTGAAAACTGGCTGTGAGTTTCCCAAGAATCATGGCCCACAAATTCCCTGTTAGTACATATGACTTTTCGGTAGACTGTCCATATCTATCTGTAATCGTTATCGTTAAGTTGTAATTCTTATCATATGAATAACCGTTGATTCGTTGATGAAGCGAAAACTCATTACCCACTACTTGTCCAGTCGCATTTGCACTATGCCCGTCATCATCCTTTATGGCAATTGAGAGAATATTATTTTCACCATTGTAAAATGTGCCCTTAGCATTTGCGTAACCACTATTCACCGTTGGATTATCACGTTCAGCTGTAAATTCTGTAATCGTCGGATAGAAGTACGGAACATATGTTCCGTGCCATTCATGTGTCGCTTTAAAACCGCGACTATCTTCAATGACGAATTGAACATCACCATCGTTAAGACCTTCTAAATTAACAGTATAGATTCCCTCTTTTTGGATAAATGGAAATTGTTGTTTGTTGTGAACGGCATATACGCTTTTAATAGATGAATATCCCCTCGTTTCAACTTTCATTGATAATTTTTTCTTCGATAAATATCTAAAAACTTTATCTTGTTGAACATTTGTATTACCGTACTCATTTACTGAAGGATTTTTAATTAATGGGCCATATTTTTCTTCAGGTAAATCAATGAAAAAGGCAATATTCATAGAACCAATCATTGTAGCGTTCGGATCACCGCTTGTATATGTCCCAACGCCAAGATAACCATATATATATTTCCCATCTGTAGAATATTTCAGCATTTCTTCAGTTGGTTTAAAAGTGTATTCCATATCAATATCATTGGTATTCAGCCATTTATATCCACTGTTCCCAATTACCCAGACAAGTGAATGACGATAGGAAGCAACCTTTTTGTCTAATATTAACGTAATTGTATCGTTTCCATCCATTTTGACACGGTTCTTTCCATTTTTCCAAGAAGGAACACTTGCCCGCGGAATGTTAGGAAGTTCAATATAACCGCCCAAGTATGCATCTGCAGAAGAAAAGTAAAAACTTAAATTTGCATTAATACTCGTTGAATAGTTTCCACTGTTATCGTGGTAAGCCCAGAATCCACCACTGATTAATGTTCCACTTCCATCTAACCTACCACCACCAGAAACATCAGAACATCCAGTTGCAGAAAAATTCCAAGTACCAGAATAGATATAACCGACATTCATTAAGTAAGTAACTTGGATTTCTACATAGTCTCTATTTAATTCAATACTGTGATATTGCGGATTAATTCGCGCCTGTAACTCATATGTGACATTTGCAGCTCCAGGTGTACGCACCGCAGTAGCTACAGTCTGCCAACTATTACTAAGCATTACCATATGTCTTTATGTCTCCAATCCAGTTGATAATTGTTGCTTTTATTTCTGCAATCTTAATTGAGCCACCAACAAATTCTGTTATTTCAGCTTCGGTTGTATTTGCTTCAAAACGGTGTGCACCGGCGCACAGGTATTCAACCACTCGCAAGTAAGCAAGCATGCTGTCTACCTTATCAAATTTGGCTAATAATGTACCATCCGACTTTTTAACGTTGACACCATTTGTATCGACTGTAGTAACAGTATCTTCTTTATCTGATCCAATATGTAGTCCATGCTCATCCAGTTTTTCTGAAATCGCATTAACTGTTTTATCGTATTCCGATCGTTGAATCGTTCTGCTAAATGCATCCGCAGTTTGTTGTTGCAATGTCTGAAGTTCTGTTTTTAACGCTTCAGCATTTGTTTTATTCTCTGAAGTTCTGTTAACTAAAAGTGTGATGCTTCCATTCAACTGCTCTATTGATGATTTGTTTGTTGCAGATATCTCATAAACCTTATCTAAAGCATCATCATATATTGGTTTCGTATAACCAATATGTAAATCAGTGTAAGTGATTTTATATCTGGTCCAGATAAATTTGTCAGTTGAAGCCTGTGGCTTTGACTCTGACCAATTACCACCGTTCAATTCTGTTTTTGATGATGAAAGATAGTATTCACGAATTGGGTCATCTTTGATTCCAACACCAGCAGAACCGGTGTTTCCATTTTTTGTAACAGCATATTCATCAGATGATGTTCCATCTGAATATGATGTAGTCCTCTTGATCCACAGATACATTCCATCATTTAATAATGGTGGATTTTCTGACCATTCACCATTTGGAACATTTGTTCCCGATGTACTACCTTGATATGTCGTCTTCGGAGTTCCGATTATGCCACGACCAGCTTCTCCTGGTTGACCTGTTAAATCTACCGGTGTGTGTTTGATTTCAGTTCCATTTTTCAAAACATCAACCGCCATCATCCACATATGTTGGCCTAAAATACTGGCAGGTCTTATTGTTGACCATTCAGCGCTATCTTTGCTCGGTTCTCCTATAACACTTGTCTGTAGATAATAGACTTTATTTCCTGATAATTGAGAACCATCAATTGAATCAACGTTCTTCTGCATCGTTTCGATTGCAGAACCATTCGATTCAACCTTCAGCTTTGTTTCTTTCAATTCATCGTTGGTTGACTCAACCATTTTCACAACAGTAGACTTTGCATTTTCAGTAATTTCAGCTGCATATTTTCTTGTATTGTCGATGTTTGACTGTGTGATTTCTGCATTTGCCTTTACATTCTTTTCCACAGTTTCAACAACATACTGGTTGATACTTGTCTGCATGTTAGTTAAAGTCTGTTTCTTACTGCCAAATTCCAATGTTGTTTTTTGCGGTTCAATAACATCTATCGTGCGAGAAATAACTCTCAATTTCTCGTCGATATCCAGTAATTCATTTCTTACTGGATAAATGTTTCCAACTGTTAATTCATCAGAATCAACATCAATGAGTGATAGATCAAATGCATCTATTTCATAGCTAACTGTGATGCGGTTATTTTCTTTCAGCCACGCAGCACCTTTTGATTTTAAAATCTCTAAAGAATTTACGTCATCCCAGAATTGAGTTGTTTCAACAACACCATAACGTGATAGATATTCTGCATCTTCAACATATGGATTTCCACCATTCACAGAAGATATTGATAGACGTTCTTCTGTTTCCTTCTCATTTCCTGATTCATCTTTTACTTTGATTTTTGCTCCGTATGGATATAAACGAGTGATAAGAGAACTAGAGTCAATCTTCTGTGTGATCGACTGCATGTTTTTCGCTAAAACAATAGATGTATCCTTTTCTTCACCTGTCTGTTTTAAATAATCAAGATAAAGAGTTCCATTAACGTTTCTAAATTGGAATTCGCCACCAGACTTCTTCACTAGTTTTTCTACTAGTGTTTTCCATGAAGAATCATATTGAATTCCAACATAGATATTGTCGTTTGTATCTACTGCCTGCACATTTCCAAGATTGATTACTTTGGAAACGTCTACCCTTGCATTATGCACTTTCAAAATTTGTTGTAGAAGTCCTTTAGTGGTCCAATTCTTTGGAACACAATATTCCTGAACAGTATCATTTAGATAAGCCAGTTTCCCTTCACAGGTAACTCTCTTTAAAATTAAGCCACTTGAATCCATTGAAGGCTCAACAACAAGAACACGTCCATCAAAAGCAATATGTCGATGTTTTTCATCGTATACTTCGACTTTCGTATAGAATGGAGTTAACAGTTGATATCCAACATTATTCGGATAAATTGAAAAGGAAAAGGAAGGAATCGCGTTGATTTCTTCCTTTATTTTCCCATTGGTGATTTTTTCAATATTTCCATGAATAATAGTTTCACTTACACCATTAATCAGCTTAACAATATACATTAGAATACCTCTTTGTAAAAACGAATCTTGGCATTTCCTGTAAGTGTATATGTCACTTGATTATTCCCTTTTTCAAATGTGAATAATTGATGTTTTCCACTTCCAGAAATGACATATTTCTTTCCACTAACTTGGATTGTCAAAGTATCACTTGTTTCAACAATCGGAACAATTCGGTGATCACTATCATTTTGAATAGTTAACGAAACATTTGTTCCTGCCGAAAGTTCAATTACTGTCTCAACATTTGCATACATGTACGGCTTGCAGATAAATTTAATTGTTAACTCTCCTTGGCCATCGTCTTCTTCCCAATCTGATTCATGGTATGAGCCAACGAAATGTAAATGCGGATAATCATCATCTTGGATATCTTCTTCATGAACTGTGCAAAGCCACGCAGAAACATCATGTTTCTTTTTGTTCATTTCTTCCGCATCATTACCCGTGATATCAAATGTATATGAAATGATTCTATCCTCATACGTTAATTCACCATTTAATTTCGAAAAATCGTGTGAACCATTCATGTATGGTACTGTTTCTCGAATACGTTTAACACTTGGCATTTCAATTACTTTTTTACTAATAAACAATCCGAAATCCCTGTAAGAGTGCTTGCCATTAATACTGATTCCGTTTTGCAAATTACCGGCCAAATTTATCATAATGCAAGTCCTCTTTCCATGAGATTAACGCGGCTAGCAGACACCCTATCATCTGCTGTTGCAGTTGCTTCAGCAATCTTATTGTCATCCACATATAGATTAATTGGTCTATCCATTACAGATATGAGTCTGCTAAATAAATCAAAGATATTTCCAAATGCCAAACTACTTAAGGCGCTTTGCACTTGATCATAAACAAAGTTCTTGCCAACTACCATTTCAGCGCCAGCTTCACCTACACCAATGATAGATGGTTGGTTAAATACATAAGGTTGATCCATAGCTTTCGCGTACCATTCAACTCCAATTCTAGGTAAGCCACCTTTTAACCAATCTAACGGATTGATACTTCCGCTAATGGAAAAGTGTGGTAGTGGAATATGTGGCCATTCAAAGTGGAAATTGAACAACCCTTTCACGAAATCAACACCACTCTGAAACCCACTTTTAATTCCATCCCAAAGTGCTGATGCTCCACCGCTTATTCCATTCCACACAGCAAGAACCGTGCTTCCAATACCACTAAATACACCGCCGATAAAATCACCTACAGCTTTAACTCCATTTGAAATAATGTCGATGCCCGTCATTACCACATTTCTGAATCCTTCACAGTTATTCCAAAGAACGATGATGATTGCTATCAACGCGACTATTCCAGCGATGACAAGTGCTGCAGGATTGGCCATCATTACAAAGTTAACTGCCATGATTCCCTTTTGTAACGTTGAGAGTACGCCAATCATAGTTCCGATAATGACTACTATTTCTCCAATCGTAACAATTGCATTCTGTGCTTCAGGACTAAGACTATTCCATGTATCATTAATGGTTGAAATCATATCAGAGAAATTGGAGATTGCAGGTGTTAATGTTGTTAAAATCGATTCGCCCAAATCGCTCAACGTCTGCTGTGCCTTTTGCTGCGCAACAACCATATCATCACCGGAATCTTTCATCTCATCATACATTCCAGAAACCGTCGATAACGCTCCTGTCTGATTTTCTAAAGATTTGCTCATAATGTCGATGGAAGAAACTCCTGATGATTGTAGCATTGCGATAAAGTTCTGTGCTTTCGCACCGAATATTTCCTGCGCATCTGCCGCAGACATCTGCCCAGAAGATAGTTTCGCAAGAACTTCATTAAATGCTTCAACGCTTGCAGTGCCGTCTTCGGACATATTCTTTGTTGCCTTCATCAGTCCAGCAACCGCCTGTGATGCATCAACTCCAGAAGCGGAGAAGTAGCCCATCAAGCTTGTTACTTGTTCAAGTGATAAGCCCATGGTGTCATGCAAAGCTACGCCGGCAGATGATGCCATTGATGACAATTCACTAAATGATAGTCCATACATCTGTGATGCCTGCATCATGATATCAAGCGACTTATCATACTCTGTTCCAAAAGCCATGCTCATTGAAATCATTGAATCAGTAATGCTTGTTGCAGATTCACCAGAAATCTTGGACAATTGCGCAACGTGTGTCATTAACGGTTCGATTTCCTCATCCGTTAAATCGCACTTCGTCGCAACAGTAGCCATTGCATTTCCCAAATCATTCATGTCAGCAACAGGAATTGTTTTAACAATATTCTTCAATGCTGTTTCAAGTCCTGCCATCTCTGCAGTTGTTCTTCCTGTACCAAACTGAATTGTATCTAATGCATTATCTGTTTTATCTCTAGCTTCAAGTGTGCTTTTTCCAAAGTCAACAAGTTTATCCGCTGCATTTTTGGCCGCATCACCAATCTGATCAAGAGCATCTTTTGTTGCTAAATACTTTGTGTTTGCTTCCGTCTGTTCTTCAGCAGATTGTTTTGTTTTATTTGCTAAGTCTTCCGTAGCACTTGCATTACTATTCAAAGCCTGTTCAGCATTTTCAAGTTTCCCTTTAGCAGCTGTCAATTCTTGATTAATGTTTTCTTGTTCTGTTTGAGCATATGCTAAATTCTTGGTCCATTTCTGCACCTCATCAGAGTTTTCACCAAAAACACGCTTTGCTTCATCCAAAGCTTTCTGTGTATTCTCAACTTTTTCAGTTGATGCATCATACTTCGATGTAAGAAGTGATACTCGTTGTTGTAAGAGGTTTATATCTTCTGAATTTCCTTTCAGTTGCGTAGAGTTCAATTTCAATTGAGCATTATAAACTTTGATATTATCATTCATTGTTTTAATACCCGATGTAAAATCACCTATATCTGCACTGAATTTAATTTCAGCAGAATTCTTTTTTGCCATTTACTTCACCTCTCTTTCTTTTTATTTTTTCTGCATTCTTTCGTACTCAATCCATTTCTCCCACGATTTGTATGCAGTATAGTTATCCGAGATTTTCATCAAGGACTTATAAGGAAAATGCCAAAACACCTCTTCAGGAACACCTAAAATAAGCACATAAAAAGTGTAGTAATCTTCTACACTCTCAAACTCTATTTTCGGCATTGAAAAATGTCTTGGCATTTTTTGAGTCTTTGCTTTAAACGCTTCTTCAAATTTTACTTTTTTTTACCAGCTAAAAGTTCTCCGACAACAGTCATCATATCGCTGTATCCAGGTAATTTCTCAATGAATTCAGACTTATTCATGCATGAATCGATATTGTCGATATTACCGCATAAATATGAGCCATATAGAACATCTACAGCAGCATGTGTCTTATCTTTTGTAATTCCATTCATGCCTTGCGATGTTTGCTCATAAATTTCAGGTCTTGCATTCTCCAACTTAAAAAGAGAAGCCATGTTCAAAGCACAGTTTACTTTTTTTCCATCACTTAATGTTAATGTTGTATTTACTTGCTTGATCATATTATTCTCCATCTTCTAACTTTTCAATTAAGTTGTATCCAAGCCTAGATTGAACATCTAGAATTTCATTCGCACGTTCTTTCGTTAGAAACAAACGCTTACCTGTCGCATGCTCCTCGTTTGTGTGTTTGTCATAGAATGTCACAACAACTTCATATTCAGTAGTTTGTTCTTTTTCTGTTACGTCATTTTCAACTGTTGAGTTTTTCTTAGCCATACTACGCCGCAACCTTTACTAATTCAGTTGAGAACTCTGTCATCCACTTTGTTTTAACAGTTTCATCTGTGATTTCTTGTACAATTGCTTCATACATAGTATTTCCAATTTCATCCACCGATGCGCTAAACTTCATTTCAACTTCAACAACTTCCGTCGCGCCATTCTCAATTGACTTCTTCGCACCTTCACTAGCAACGCAACAAGGGAACGCAAGAAGCTTAACAGTTCCATCTTCATCGCGAACTTCGTTTACCATCGTAAATTCTGGATGTACAGACTTATCTCTATTAAGAGAATTAATACCTTCTTTTAATCCATCAGAATTTAAGCCGAACAATGTTTTATACAATCCCCATTTCATATGTAATTTTAATGTGCCTTCAATAGTTCCGCCATGCTTCGTGCGATTCTTAACTACTACTCCACGACACTTTTTAGTAATGTTTCTTACAGTTTCCTGAATTTCCAAACTGCCTACGCAGTTATTTTCAATAAAAGCAGTTGCTCCTTTTGGCTTGAATGACGTTTTTGTTACTTCAAAATCTGAATACACATTTTCGTATTTACTCATTTATCTATTCCTCTACTTTCTTAGATAGACGCTCAACCAAAGCGTCTACGATTTGATCTTGACTATCTTCTGCACCTTTCTGCATGAAGTGCTGATTACCCTGATGATTGCGTGTATTGTTTCCATCATCTGGATAGTACAGATAGTTATATGCTTTACGTGTTCTGACCGTAACAGACAAGTTCCCTTTTTTAGGTTGGTCAAAAACACCTTTAATGCCGGCAGATGATGCACTTTTAATTTTCTTTTTCCAATTCCTTCCGGAGACAGGAAAACGCGAAGCTATATTGCTTTCAATAATTTCAGAAGCATCATTCCAAAGATATTCATTGATGGTTTTTTCTGCGCCATCTCCAAATCCTTTAATTGCATTTGTCAGTCTTTCCGCAGCTTTAAAATCACTTTTGATATACGGCATAATTTTTATTAGCCTTTGCAAATTTTAACGTAATGCTTTCTGCAACTGCTTTTGTGTTTCCGATACGAGCATAATCAAACTGATGATCTCCAGAAACAATCCTGAATCCTGGTATTTCTGTAACTTTGCTAATAACTTCTTGAATCAATTCATTTGGAACATAGTTTTCTCGAACAATCATTACAAAATAAACATCTGAATAATCTCTTCCAGATGTTCCATTAATTTGCAATGTGTCTCTTCCGAATATTGTGTAATCCCACACTTCAATTTCAACCAGGTCTTCTGTTCCATACGCTAAATTCTTTTCTATGCTAGATAACACATCATGCAATTCTTGCAGTGAATCTCTACTCATCTTTAGTCACACTTTCTAAATACAAGAATAAGTTCTCACAATATTTATCATGATCTATATATGAGATTGTGAATAAATCTTTTCCAATAACCGCATATTGTGTCGACTTTACTAATGTATTAAATGGAATTTTGATTTTCATTGATAGTGAATGTCCCAATGCAGAAATCATTAGATAGTCACGTTCACGTTTTGAAAGTTCTTCAAAGAAAAATCGGTGAACATTTGCAAGGTCACCAATTGATTTGACATTGATTTGTCCACCGTATTTTGTTTTTGTTTTCTTATCTGTTCCAATTGAAACAATGCCAGAATTACAGGTATTGATATCATTTTTAAATTTCATCAAGAATCACCTTCAGGAACAAATTTTTCTAACTGAACTTTCTTTCTGCATTCCAAGATGTCACTTATGTAGTTAGTGCGGAATTGTTCAGGAACATTATTCCATTTATAAACAATGTAATTAATCAGAAGTTCTCTTGATCGAATATCATTCTCGAAATCAATCTCATCACTGCCCAGCATATCGCAGATTGTTGCAATGCCATTTTTAATAATTTCTTCCAACTTGCTATTTGTTTCTGATTCTTCCCATGTGATATTGCAAGCCAGCTTTGCGGCTGGCTTGACAGTATCAACATTTCTTTTTAGATATTCTCTATCCATTTAGCAATTAGGCAGCAGGTAGCTGTTTAACTGTTAAATATAGTGGTGCTAAACCAGAAATATCAAGTAGCAATGCACATGTATCATCTTCTGCAATACCTGTGCCAAGTAGACGAATCTTGTATGTGCGGAAATCTTCTAAGAATTTGTATTCATCAGAAGATAAGATTTCTCCATCTTTATTTCCTGTTGCGAGTTCGAAAATATAAGACTTTTCAACGAAGAGAACTGCCTTTCCTTCTGCTACCGCTGCAGATTGATATACTTCTGTAGCAAATGGGAATACATCGCTAACATATGCGCCAGATGCGGTTAATACAGTTGTTGAAGGCATAACCTTTTGGAAGTAATCTGTTGGATTAACAACTAAGATTACTTTTGTGATTACGCGTGATTCACCTGCTTCAGTCTTTGACATCTTAGCAATTAATTCACCATATGTCTTTGGATCGAAAGACTTAACAACAACAGGTGTCTTTTCAGGATATCCAGTAGTTGTGTTGAAACTTACACCTTCATGGATATCACGAATTAAACCAACTGGTTGCTTCACGCCAGTGCCATTAATTGCACCATCTTCAATTCCAAGTGCTAAAGCTTCTTCTAAGCATTGGCGAACATATGCATCTAACCATGTTGGGCCTAGTTCGATATAATCCTGAGATAAAAGTAAGAATGCTGTCAACTTAGCCGCAACTAAATCAGCAACTGCTAAATCACCCTTGATTTCTGTCTTGATTTCATCTGTAATTTCTCCCCAAACAGCTTTAGCTAACTTGCCTTTTCTCTTTACAATCTTAGTGATTGTTCCCACAACTGTTGGATTGATTGCGTTGATTAATGGGTGGTCCTTCTTAACAGAGTCAAGTACACGCTCTACAACTGTAATAGGTAACGCAGGACCTGCATTAGTTGCATTTAATGCCTTCTTTTCACGTACACTTTCAATTAAAGAATTGTAGAACTTTGTTTCTTCTGAAGTTAACGCATGGATTCCACGTCTATCTAAAATTGATTGATCATGTGTTTCTTGATACTGTTCAAAATCAGCACGAATGTTATTCTGGATTTCTTCCATCCATCCCTTCAGTGCATCCTGTACCTGTGTCTCGTCACCATCCTTCATAGATGCGAGAAGCGCATTAACTCTTTCGTTGTATGTTGCTGTAGTTTTAATCATCTAAAAATCCTCTCTTTCTTTTTTTATTTGATGATTGCATTTAAAAAAGTGCCCAGCATCGTTTTTTGTTCAGGCACTTCATTTGTAGATTGAATGTGTATTCCATCTTCATCAAGATGTACTTCAATTTGTCCTTGATTTTCGATTTTATTTAACGGTTGCTTTTGAACCAACGAATCAAAAATCAATTTTCTTGCAGAATTCATCACATTTTCAGATTCTGGAACATTTCCAATTTCTGAAGCGAATCCTTTTTCAAGTGCTTCTTCTGGAGTAATCCACGTTTCATCATCCATCATTTTCTTAACTTCATCTATTGTGATGTTGACATGTTCCATGTATGTTTTGATAATCTGCTCATTAATTTTTTCTAAATCATCCGCTTCTTTTCGCAATTGTTCAGCATTGCCAACTGTATAGGTAAGCGCATTGTGAATCATTAACAAGCTTGAGTTATTAATAATTCTTTCAGTGCCTGCCATGAAAATCATCGATGCAGCAGAACATGCAAATCCATCAATCGTTGTTGTCACATGCTTTCCACACGTTTTTAAAGTGTTATATATTGCTAGGCCTTCTGCAACTTCGCCACCGTATGAATTAATGCGAATGTTAATGTTAGAAATATTTTCTGGTAACGCCTTAATTGCCTGGACCATTCCAGCCGATGATGCATCACCGTCCTTCCATGGCCATGATGTGACATCACCATAAATACAAATTTCTGCGTTTTGCCCAGTTGTTACTAAATCATAATATTTTTTCATTCATTTACACCTTTCGAAATGTCATCTGCGTTTGCATAGTTTTTGGTCATGTAATATTCATTCGCCCAATCTTCATTTATCTTGGCATCTCCAAGTTTTTCTCGAACATCATTTGGACTATATGCGCCAGAACCAACAAGCCCACTAATATTCGCAGATAGTTTCAATATATCTTGGACCTTGATAGTACTTGTATCAATCTCAATTCGATCTCCTTTGATATATTCATCATAAGAAATCGTCTTTCTATTTAATTCTTGTTCTATCACTTTTGCATGTGGCGCGATAACAAGCGTTATCATTTCATCAAACACTTGATCAGAGTTTGTGATATTGCCATAGAAAATTGATTGTGGAATCTTGAAGATCTGTGCAACGGTATCGAATATATCTTTTCTTAAATTACGAATATCATCAGAATTTTGTGACGACCCTTTTGCAAAGTCTGTAATTGATGTCCCTTTATATTTTGGCATTACAGCATTAGGTGACGTCATAAAAGACTTCATACTTTCCTTTAGCTGTTCTTTATATTTCTTCTCATCTTCGGCGCTTCCAGTCTTTACAGCCTCTAATTCAAGAAGAAGCTTCATGCCATTCTTATTCTTATATGTTTCTAAAGCAAATTTCATCAACTCGCCATATTCTGAATACATAATTTCAACATATTTCTTTAATTCGATATTTTCGAAATTAAAGTGGAAAATATCACCTTCTAAATAATTCTTGTTTAATGAAAAATCATCAATCACAATCCCACTATACTTATTCTCTTTCATTGGATATTTTTTTATCGCGTAACTATTTGCTACTTGATAATTCATAAATCCATTTCTTTCATATGGAATTACAATTGCTCCATTTTCGCACTCGTAAGAATTTCTTATAACCTTTTGCCAGAATTCCGCAGCAGTCATATTTGCATTTGGTGATAAATTCATTGCATAGGTAAATTCATTTGGCGTTTCTTTGCCTTTGACATATCGTTTAATCTTGCATCTACTTAATAAATCCGCAATCGTTGACATTGCAATATGTAGCGCAAGTTCTTTCATGCCAAGGCCATCTCGGATTTCTTCTGATTTTATCGCTAATTCAAGAATAGAATAACCGTTATTTTTTCGACCTAAAAAATCAAACAGTCCCATTTCTTCCTCTCCTTTCTAAAACGTCCAAACTTCAGGAATAACAGTTGACTGTCTGCTATCCACTAATTTATCAGCACATGTCATTGAATGAACATATGCCATAAAGAGGTCGTTCTTACGACTTCGACGTTCTATTTTGTCATACTTGTAATTCCCATTTGCAGCTGGTATCAACTTCGTATTGTTGATTGACCATCTAAAACACGGATCATCACCAGCGCATAACTGGTGATTTACAAATATTGAATTAATCGGTTGAATTGCCAGCATGATGTCGCTTGGTCTAACCAACTTCACCAATTCTTTATCACTCGCATCAAATCCGGCATGTTCAAACGCTTCTCTTAATGTACTCCATCTGTAACTATCCACCGCCAGCATTACAATGTTGAATTTAAACGAAAGCGCCCAATCAACAATCAATTCCGGATAGATTTCAACATCATCAATCACTGTTAAGCAATCATTCATTTCAAATGTTTTTATAGCGTCTTGATTAATGTGGTCCCAATCCCCTGATTTTCTACATAGCCAAGCATGTTTAACTGTGTAATATTTATTTTTTTCAAAGTCTCTAAACGTAAAACACGCTCCTGCCATATCAGTTGTCTTTGTAAAATCCACGCCCAAAATGCACGGCATCTTCCGAAGTTCTTCCAGTGGTGGAAGCTCTTGATTTGTAGCTTGAATATTTTCCCAGGATGTAACTGGATCTTCTTTCTTTTCAACGGGCAAATTCATACGTAAAGACATAAACGAAGAATTTGTAACAGGGTCCTTTTTATACTCTGCATATTCCTTTTCAATTTCATCCTTCAAACTTTTAAAGTAATCGATTGACGGATTGGCCATGATCCAATTCTTTGAATCGTGCACTTCTTCTTTATCATTCAATGAGTAAATAAAAAATAAAGTTCCATTGTCAAAGACTCCATTGAATAAAATTTCATCTGCGTCATTCAGATATTTATCCAACGGTCCGCCACGCTTATCTCCATTTGTCGAAGTCATCAAGCTTCTTGGGTCAGAACGTGCATTGCCACCCATATCAAACTTCTGCTTACCTAATCCAGTTCTGAATACCCTGATATTCCCCCAATCATCAAATTCTTCAACTTCATCAAGATATACCATTCCAGAACGTAGACCTTGCTTTGACTTTGGACTGTTCGTTCGATAACGCAGAACAGACTTTGTTGTTTTATTAACAATTCTCTCTTTTGTCCACGTCCATTTATCTTGATAGATTTCAGGATGTGAATCCATCATTTCAAAAATATCATTGAATGATGTTTTTGCTTGGTCTTCTGCTGTAGCACACGTATCGATGTCATATCTTACGATTCCATTTACTGGTGTCATCAGGCAAAAGAATTCAAAGGATGCATATCCGTTTTTTCCATTACCACGTCCAAGATATAAATATAAATCTGGCCATCGAAGGCTTTCGTCCGAAATCCTTCTGACACAGTTATGCAAAACAAAAGCACATTTTTCCCATGGCATTAATTTAAAGGGAAATAGAATTTCAAATGACATATAATTTTCCACTTCATCAAGTCGTATATATATGTCTCCCTTTGCAAACTCCTTTTCCACTAATGATATCAACGCTTTAATGTGCTTATTTGTTCTTATCTTTTTTTGCTTGATAGCTTTGAAATAATCCCAGATTTCAGGACATTGTTTAACATCTTTACATAAGTGCGATTGCTTTGTCTTTTGCGGTTGGCTTTTTCTTGGCATCTTTCTTACGTAACAGCTGCGCTCTTGCAAGCACTGTCAATCCTAATTGTTTCTCATATTCCAAAGCATCAGAAATCAATACATGTCTTTCCTTCACCAAAGCATTTCGAATGGTGTTATTCGTAGTTTTATTAATTTTCTTTGTCAGCTTGTCTCTTTCTGCAATCAAATTAACATATAGTTGTAAATGGATATCGTCGCTCGGCCACCAAAGGCCATTTTCAATCAATACATTCTTGAAAAAAGCATACATCTTTTTAGGATTGGTAATATCATCTATTTGAGTAGCAGGAAGCACCAGTGCTTCATCTTCAGACTTTGCAAGTTCCTTCTTTGTCCGATGATTCGTCGCTTTTTTTTGCTTTTTGATTGCGACCGGCTCTTTTAACATACATGCATGCTCCTTTCTTGTGAAAATTCTCATATAATGTGCGAAAAATCTAACCTGTGCAGATTCTCCCCCGTTGTAAGCCCTCTCTTTTGAGAATGCCATACGGGAGAGTGGGGGGGTATTTACCATCGTTCTTGCGTTATTTTTTCGTTTTCTTTGTAGTTAAATCTCTTATGAATCTTATTGTGGCAATCAAAACATAAAGGCATAAGGTTTTGTTTCTCTACTCCATCGATATCAATGAAGGTCTTACTTAAAGCAAGTTCAGGACGATCATGTACATAGTTAATATGATGTACAGTCTCTGCTTTTCTTATCTTTCCTTCAGCTTTACAGAGTTGACACTCGTTGTGATTCTCCGTTAACACTTCATCTTTTAAATCACACCAGGCTTTTGATTTATAAAACCTATATAGCCTATTGTCTTTTTCTAATTGCCTAATATATTCAGCAAGTTTGTAATCTTCCATTTCATATTCCTTTAGTAAATGGGCAGTTGCGCACAAGGAGTCGAATCAAATGAAAATCTACTATTACCCACGTTTTATAAAAAAAGAACAGACCTGCCCATGCATCTGCTCTTCTTCTACACTAGCATATTAGCACATATAAAACGGACATTGGCGGACACTAGCGGACACTTTCAAAATATCTATAGAATTTTTTTCTGCAGCTATCAGAATCAGATGTTGAATAAATCTTTCTTGCTGTTTCTTTCCAGCTTAGGCCATTCATGAAATGCCATCTAATAATGATTTGGATTTCCGGATTGTCTATCGTATCAACCCAATCAAGAATCCGTTTCATCTGAACCGCTATTTCATTAACCTTCTCTTCCAGTTCACGATTTAATCTCTCAATCTTGTAGAAAGCCTGCCGCGTTGGATCTCCAGGAACATTTGACTTCGTTCCTATTTGAGATAACTGTGGAGAAGAAATTGGAACATACATCT